CTGTATCAGCGCACATGTCACAGGGTTGCAGACTCTTGGGCCTGGGGTTGAACTGTGGTCTGTTTACTATTGGCTGATTTGATTTTTTCATAAATTCTTTCAACTATAGCTGGGTCTTTCTTAACTGCTTCTTCGACCTGTGGAATCAGGAAGGATGCAGCCTTTCTGTACTTGTTTGGTATTAACTGCATAATAACTTCACCAAGACCAGAGTTCTTCATGTCTGTTTCTGTCACTGTTGTACCATCTTTTATTCTGTTAACACTTGATTTGAGTCGTAAAATTTCTTGGCGATATTCTTTCGCTTCTTCTTTCTTACTCTCTGCTAAATATTGAATATCATTCTCAAAGTCCTTGATGCGTTGCCTAGAGTGTTTATTGACAGTTGACTTAGAGCGAGCAATGAAAACGGCACACATACCACCACATACACTAGCCACCAGGATAAGTGATGCAGATAAAACTTCGATTTCCACATGATTTTAAAGAAATTGCTTAGTTGTAAGCCTTTCTAACCCCAATATTACCTCAATATTACCTTCATCTAGCTCATAAAACCTGACAAGAACTCCTATACCACCCAATGATTATTTGAGAATGTCCTTAAAGTTTCATTGTAAGTAGTGGGGGAGGAGTTCGAGGAGCGAAGCGACGAAGAACGACGACCTTCTTAGTGAGGGGTATTGATTACGGGTTTGATTGGGTAAGTTTGCCTAGGTATATACTAAGTCAAAAAAATTTTATATATATTATTTTATAGTAGTTACGACTTAGCATTATTATGTTTAATCCAGACTTCATTACTTCTTTAGAACGTGCCAGGAGAATAGAAGAACAGGAACGCAATGAAATAAAAACCGCTAAAACAATATCATTAGGTTTTAGTTACTGGGCCTTAGCTCAACAAATCAAAACTAAACACAACCTAAAAGGTAAGGGGTTTAATTCTGTAGTTACTTTTTGCATCCACGAAGTGGGAAAAATCGAGGGGATTGAATCATGAAAAAACGTTTGTGGCTTAATGGTAGAAGGCGTAATTGGATGGGAGATATTAAACGCAGATGAAATACGGATTTGAATTAGAAGAAGAAGTTGAAAGACTTCACGAGCTAGAAGTTATACCTAGAATCAAGTGTATGCAGTGTCACGCGTATATGCCAAGCGGAACCAAGTCTTTTTTTTGTATGAAATGTTCAAAGAAAAGAATTGTATTACCTATTGACCCACTATCCACTACTTTTTAAAAACACTGAGTAGGGTTGCACTAAATTGCAGGACCACAACCTGCAATTTAACCCATATTTTTTTTATCAAAAGCCATGTGCCTTTAGCCAGGTTATAATTTCTTTGTCGTCAGTTCTTACTTCGGTAATATTAATTCCATCAGTTGTAAAACCATAAGTTTTTCCTGTGTTTTTGAATTTGGCATTAAACTCTGATATTTCATTATTCCGCTTTGTTTTTGTTAATTTCATTTAAACACCTATTTTGTATATTGCAAGCTGGGATCCTTCTAAAATGGTTCCAGAAGAAGCTGACATTTTAATGCGCGATATACTTGTTTGGCTGCCAGTGCTATTGGTTCCGCCAGCATAAGTGATAACATTATCTGAGTCGATAGATGAGGCCGTAAATTGTAAGGTTTGACTACCCGCGCCCGCCATTGTTGAATTAGTTGCTGTAATGATCATAGAGATTTGTATTCCATGATCACCATTCAAGAACATGTAAGGTTCCCAAATATCCTGCCCAGTCTCATTTCTATAACTCGCCGCCCCCCCGTCAACTACCATAGATTGTGTACTATATGTCAGTGTACTGATGTTGTTAACGTTGAGATATACAGTGTAGGGCGATCCTGAACGTGCGCCATTAAAAATTGCCAAAATTCCGCTCATGTCGGTTCCCTGACTGAGTGAGGCAAATGAGGTATCAATGTCTGTAGCGTCTGCACCGAGAACAGTATTGTCAATTAATGTAAGACTACCACCACCACCACCAGCAGCAGCAGCCCATTCTGGTGCAGTAGCGCCAGCATTTACAGTTAAGACATCTGTGGCACTTCCTAAATTTAAAATTTGTAATGCTGTTCCGTTAGAATAGGTTGTGTCACCAGCAGCCATTCCAGCCTGTGTGACATTGTCAAAATTTAGCTCTCCTCCGTCTTGAACTATAGCACTGGAATGAGTATGGCTTTTTGTGATATTGCTACCGCCACCGCTAAAGCCCATCTTTAACCCCTATCTATTCCAAATCTTTGTGCTTCGGTTGTCAGCAATGTTGGCGCAACTTGTGCTACCACATCAACCCCACCAGCAGCACCAGCAATTATTGTTACGCTAACAATGTTTTGATCGTTAACGTTAAACTGTGCACCAGAAGATAATGAAAAACTTGTAGATCCATTTAACGAGATTGTGCAAGAGTTAGTCCCATCTTGATTAAGTATAGCTACAGAAATTGCAACCCCTTTGTACTGACTTGGATAAACGACTGTGGTTGTTGCACCAGTTGCTATATGATCAACTGTTGGAAAACTTTCTAACGTAACATCTTTTGGCTTTGTTGTTATTACAAATCCTTGAATTACTGATGGCAATTAAGCCACCTAGAATAAATTCGCGTATTTCAAAACGAATGAATATGCAGCCTGTCCGCCGCCTGTTGCGGTTTGTGCTGTGTTATATGCTAACTGCTTTCCACCAGCAGAACCTCCCACTACAATAGGTATAGGGCCTGGCACAACCCGTCCAGAACTGCCAGGATCGGAAGAAGAACTGAAAAACGTAACTCCAGCCTCTAATCCGTTAACTAATACTCTAACCTCATAAAGTTCGTTACCTGTTGGTTGAATTGATGAAACCATGTCTAAAATCACATTATCTCGGTTTAATTGTTGAACTGTTAATCCTGTAATAGCATCAGTGGATAAGGCATAAGTGCCAACGGTAGTTGAAACATGATTATATTTACGCATTAAAGGGACTGCCATAATATCACAAAGTTTGGGTTAGCGTATTATCTAAAGCAGTGGAACCTCTTCCAGGCCCAATAAACATAGTTGCTGCTGCACCAATTACAGATTCAACACCACCAATGGAATAGGCTGCTATTCCTTCAACGGCCTTACCCATAGTTGAGCCCATGAAACCAGGTGCTACTGCATTGCCTACTATACCTAATAGAGCTACAACACCAGCGCCAGCTAGGACTTTGTTTATTGTTTTACCAGTTTTTAATTTAAATGCCATTCTACATTCTAAGAATAGAGAATAACTTAATAAGTATTCTTATTTTAAAGATATATGGTTATTGGCAAGCTAACGGGCTATCTTGCTCTTGGGCTTGTCGGTGCTTTTTTGATTAATGCTTTAGTAAGGCCTGCTAGTGCTATTGGAACGGGTGGTGCATTACAGGAAACTGGTAAAGGTATCGCCTCAATCGGTCAGGGAATAGGAGAATCATTACGGTCTATAGGTAGCGGATCTTCGAAGTTGCTAGATCCCCTTTTTTCATTAAGAGACTTGCTTTATGATGCTAATGTTTCTGGTGCTGCAAGTGTAGGACCAGTATCTCAAGAACAAGGAGCAACGAATACCTTAACAGGGACTCTTAACCCAAGTTCGAGTACGATTACCTGGTCTAGTGGAACCACCGCAACAGTGCCAACTTTAAGCGCTGCTGCCACATCATTTTATAGGAATCTCGGAGTGCGTGTGAATTGAGAAAAGGCAGTAAGGAAGCCAAAGCGTGGGGTGCAAAGATGAAACGAAAAAGGGAAGCCAAAAATAACAAAAAGAGAAAAACTAAAAGAAAGACAACAACAAGAAAAAGACGTACAACTCGCAAAGGTGATTTAACTCTTAGACGTAGAAAAGCCTATTCTGGTAGACGTAAAAAGTCATCAGATAGTGCTTTTGATTTCTAAACCCAAATGTATTTCTCACCTTTACACTTAGGACAATCTTCAGTAGTATTGTAAATTGGGTCTAGTTTATTTGAGTTAAGGGCTATATCTACAGTCCTAACTATACCATGTGGTGCGCCTGTTACTGTATCAGCGCACATGTCACAGGGTTGCAGACTCTTGGGCCTGGGGTTGAACTGTGGTCTGTTTACTATTGGCTGATTTGATTTTTTCATAAATTCTTTCAACTATAGCTGGGTCTTTCTTAACTGCTTCTTC